GCGAGATCAAGTTGTCTGCTCATTCGGGCGATACGGACTCTGTGATGGGTGGACTCCACGGGACGGACAATTCCGTGAATTCAAAAAGCCAAAGACGTGTTTGCAACTAGATTCGCAAATGCAATTTCCAAAACTAGCAACATTGGAACAGACCGCAGAAATTATCCGCTTCGCAAAGGAAATGAGAATCGGCGCGAATTGGCTATGTGTTGATAGAACTGGAAATGGAGCAGGAATCCACGATGCGTTGAGATCCTTGTACGGGAGTGAAGTCATGGGAGTCAATTATTCTTGGGCTAGTTCCGAAACCCACATCCTTGGAGACGATACACAACGCGCAAATGAGTTGTACTCTGGAGTGGTTACAGAACTAATTTTCGGACTTGCAAAATATCTGGAGTTTGAGTATTTGAAAATTTCACCGAGCTTCCGTACCGAGGAGTTGGTTCGTCAAGCAACTTCGCGGCGGTACAAACAGCAGGGGCAGGGTCTTGTACGAGTTGAGAGCAAAGGAGACTTCGTTAAACGGACTAGGCAAAACTCTCCAGATGCGCTTGATTCCCTGTCCCTGCTGGTCTATTTGATGCGTCAACGGGGTGGAGTGGTTGCTACAATGACCGATCCCAAACCAGAAAAGTTTGAATTCACTAAAAAACATACTGGAATTGAAAGCTATGAATTTGTTGATTTCAGCAATTAATTTGATAAATAAGTAAGAATTTGCTTGCAAACCTTACAAAACTGACGTAAAACTCAAAAATTCATGGCAAAACCGATAATTGGAATGATCCCGCCGGGGGGTTGGCATTACTACGATGGTGATGCAAAGCTCACTGGTCATAGCTATGACAATCTTTTGGAGGTTGTCACGAATTTCCGTGCCGAAAACCATTTGCCAGTGGGTGACGTGGAGGGTGATGTCAATTCGTACATCTGTAGTAAGAACCCTAATTTCTGCCACGGAGTTGACATGGTAGTTGTAACATCTGTTAATACACCTAGTCAAAAAACAGAGTTGCTAAACGACATTACTATCTGGGCTAAAAATGTCATCAATTCTACAAAAGAAGTAGCACTTGTATCCAGTGAATTAGCAGAGCAACGCGCAAAGATTTGTCTTGCTTGCAAACAAAACATCCAATGGAAAAGCGGTTGCGGTGCTTGCGTGAAGGCAACGGATAGGTTAAGTGCCAGCATTAGACAGGCTAAAGAGACAAAGACCTCCAAGTCACTAGGTGGTTGTTTGTTGCTACGTCACGACAATAAATCCGCAGTTTTCATGTCCAGAGACAGCATTTCCCCGTCAGACAATTTGCCAGCAGACTGTTGGCTAAATCTCAAATAATATGGCAGATACAACCAAACCAATTCCAGCAGAAGTCACCAACGTCTACGCATCGAAAGCGGCAAGGATTATGAAACCCTCTGACAAGCAGAGGATTTCCGAACTAGAGATTGTTGATGATAACGCCACTGGGGATGTTGTAAATCCAGACACATTGCAGGTTAAGCGGACTTTTAAAGACTGCCAGCAAGCGCATTCGGCATATCGCAGGTTGAAGCAACAGAATGTTGAGAGAAACCGCAAGAACCAATTGATTCAAAAGAAGCTAAACAATGAACCTCCGTACAGTGCAAAAAAACTGGAAAGCATGGGTCAGAATTGGCGCAGTAATCGCCCAACTGGGTTTTTGTCTACGATGGTTAGCCGATTGCAACCACCATTTAAACAGGTAATTGAGCAGTCCCCTACACTTACCTATTCCAAGTATCCACTAGAGGGAGTTAGCGAGGAACATAAGACTAAAGTATTCCGAGAAGAGATTACAAAATGCATCCGAGGCTGGAAGGGTCACGATGATCTAGTGGCTCAGGTCACTCACGAAAATACAACATTTGGTTTTTGTGCTGTCTGTTGGGATGACGTGAGAGATTGGAAACCAGAATTCCTGCGCCAAGATTATACGTTTTTTAGCATCGAAACACCGCAGGAAGCGGATTCAACTCCGATCTGGGCTAGGAAGAGACGTTATCAGATTGCTGAATTGCTTCCAGTGTTGGAGCAACCAAGATTGTCTGCACTTGCAGGTTGGCACATTAACAACCTTGTCAAAGCAATCAACAACGCAACCCCAGCGGGACGCACACTAGATTCCAACGATGACGCTCGACGCTACGAGGACTGGACGCGAGAAGGATCCTATGGTGCAAGCTACGAAAACGATGCAAAATACGTTGAGCTAGGTGAGTTGCTGATCAAGGAACCAACTGGTAAGATTTCCCGTTATCTTTTCGATGATAAAAGCGGAGATGAAATCTGCACACAGCTTGATCGATACAACAGAATGTCAGATACAATCGCGCTATTCTCTATCGAAATTGGATCTGGTGCATTGATGAGTTCCCGTGGTGCAGGACGTGACTTGTATAACACTCACATTGCTATCGACAAAGCTCGAAATCTCATTGTCGATAACTCATATCTGCGCGGGATGCTATTACTTAAAAAAGGCCCAACCGCTAAAACAGGCATACCTCCGCTTCAAGTGATGCATCCCGTTGCCTATGTCGCAGAGGGATATGACGTAGTTCAGTCCGCAATCCCCGCTGACGTTGAGGATTTTATTAAGTTAGATCAATTCATGTCTGGATTGGCTGAGATCCAGATGGGAACATTCCTGCCAAGCAGCGTGATGAACATCACGGGTGGAGACAAGACCGCATCCGAGGTTAATCGCATTGCTGCCGTGGAAAATCAGATTAGGGAAGGCATCTTAATGCGTTGGGTAAAGCAATATTCCAAGGCAGTTGAGCGTATGCAACGCGGAATCTGCCACCCCGAACACGTTAAAGCCGCATCTGAGTTAAAAACACAAATTGATTTTGCTAGACTACAGAACCAGAATTCAATGTGGGCTAAAAAAGAGGTTGTTGAGGCATTTGAACAAGCACAATCCGAGATTCCATCGTTCCTAGTGCCATTTGAGATTCCGAAACACCTCGATGAAGAGGCAGTTTCATGCGTTTTGTCCATGTTGGAGCGCAACTTGCCACCTAGCGACATTTTGCTGATGGCATTCTCTCCAGCAGAGGAACTTCTACCGCAAACCGAGGGTCAAGACGCTGCAATCCTTGATCTTCTGATCCAGAGGTACACTGGTAACCCACAAATCAACCAAGATGAGCTAATGAAACTCGATTGGTCACGCAAAGTGGGCGAATCAATTGCTAACCAAGTCATACTTCCGAAAGATCAGGTTGAGGCACTTGCGATTGAGGCAACCCGTCAGCAGATTATTGAGTTGCAGAGCATCATCTCTGGTGAGGACATTCCCGTCTCGCCACGCGACAATGATATCATGCATATCCAGACCATCATGGAGAAGCTATTCCCGCTCATTGCTAACGCTCCAGCAGGGTCGATGCCTCCAGAGATGATTAAACCCCTACAATCGGCAGTACAGCACTTTATTGGTCACGTTCAGAACGCTGAAGCAAAGGGTGCAGATAAAAAGCAGATTGCCGAGTACAAGAAGGCAGTTTCCGAGGCAATTACGCACCTTACAGCAGGACAAGCACCAATTTCCGAGGGAGATTTGTTTCCAGCAGCAGCAGGTGGTGGAGGTGGAGGAGGTGGACGTAGACCATCGACTGCACAGGCTACCGCAATGGGAGAAGCGGTTGGAACATCAAACCCCTCACAAACTAACGCAGTCAACCAAGTTGCTGCACCACCTAAACCAACAACAGCAGGATAATAATATTATGCCAGACCGAGCCAAAATCATCAGCGAACTTGCTTCAAAAGCAAAAATGGATCCATCGTCCGCAGTAAAAGAAAAAGACGTTAAACTTATGAAAAAAGTTGAACCTCTTCCAACTCCAAAAGACAAAGAGGAAGAAGTTGAAGACTTGCTTACCGAATCCGAAATGGAAATGGAAAAGAAAGCAGAATATGCTTCAAAAGAAAAGGCAAATTATGATCGCATTAAAAAACAAGGCATGAGCGACCAAGGCATCGTATCTCCAGAGCAATTGGTCGAAGCTGGCAAAAAGGTTTACCGCAAGGTTAAATCCAAAGTTAAGTCGATGATGGAATAAAATATGGGTGGAGCAAACAGCACATCAAATAATCAATCAACTCCAGTTAATAATCAAAAAACTGGATATAATGATGATTATTATGATTGGTCAAAAGGAATTGCAAAATACGAAAATCGAAGTAACCCACTAAGACCAAATTTATTTAATTACGAACAATCTAAAGCACCTCAAATTACTGCAACACAACCAATGGATCCATCGTCTGCTTATTCATACCCAGTTCAAGCGGACAGAGAGAGGGTTGTTAAAAAAGGATTTGATCCAGAGTCTGCACAGTACGATTATTTGACTGCTGAAGGTGTTGGAATGAAACCTAACAATTATAATCAACACATGGGGTCTGTTGCTCCAGTAAATGAACAAATGTCTAAACAATATGGATTGCCTGAAGGAGAGGCTTATATTGCTCTTAAAGGATCGAATCATCCCACACATAACTTTCTTGTCGATTATGAAGATAAAAGAGGATTTCAAGTTAAAAAATATGGAGACAGATATTTTTCTGTTCCAAAAATAAAATAATATGGGTGGAGCATATAGCGCATCAAGCGGATTAGCAGTGTCTCAAAAGACAGATGCTTGGAAACCTAATCCAAAAGACACAAGGTCAGATGGATCCATTAAAGGACAAGGTTGGTTGGGGCCATTAAAACGTCTAGACAACCCTAATGATTCTTCAAGCGAAATATCAATTGGAACCAATTGGGGAACTGGTGAAAAAGAAATACCAACTCTTGTTCCGGGGCTAACACAAGCAGAGCAAAATTACTTGCTCTCAACTCCAACTAGCGATATATTCAAAACAAATCCAAACTTATACAAAAGCATAGAAAACAAAGCAATCGGGTTTGCAAAACAAAAAGAGAAACAAGGGTTGCCTTTCTTTAAATAAATATGAAATGGGAAGAATCTGACGCATCACGTCTGCGGGACTACGATAAAAAAACAGGAACTCAATTGCGTTTATATTTACGCAGTCGAATTCCCTTCATAACGGAAGTTTCCGTCGAAGGAGTTGCAATGCAAGCCATGTTGAAACAAGGGTTTGAGATGGCATTGCGAGAAATCGATGACTGCGTAAATTCTTCAAATGAGAATGCTGATCCAAGTGCAGGTAATTTCACTTCAATGTGACGGAAAAAGTACCTAGTATTTACGTCAAATTATATGGCAGAAATCAAACCAAGATTCAGTAAAACAATCACTAACAAGGCAACTGGTCGAACGAGGACAGTTGAATACGGCCAAGCGGGAAAAGCCAAGGATGGAAAGGATCGTATTCGACCCGGCACATCGAAAGGTGACGCGTATTGTGCTAGAAGCGCAAACATTAAAGGTGACTGGAAAGATGATCCAAATTCACCAAATAATTTAAGCAGGAAAAAATGGAAGTGCCGTGGAGAGAAGTCAATTAAGTAAATTAACAACCAATTAATAAATCTATGGAAAACGAAAACGAAAAAGCAGA